ATACAGGGATACTATTTAACATATAAAAACCTTTTTATGCAAGAGATATTTTTTGTCGTATGACGCAGTAGATGCGCTGTATATTTTCAAAAGACTTCGTAGGGGATAACCTCTTTAATCTCCAAATAAACAGTCAATTCAGCGGTAAATTTTCCACCTGACACATACAACCGCGGGTTATCCTTAATCAGCATCTTTCCGTTAACAGCCTTAGGTTTATTTTTAATGTTTTTCCGTAAATATCCTCGAACAGCGGCGAGCGCCGCGTACCGATAAGCCTGCCGCACCCCGTCTATCTCTAACTTGCGTTCTGCGCTGCCGGAACCTTTGGCGGTAATATAATTGATACGTATCCATTCCGTCCTATGCAAGGCTATCGCATCGGTAACACGGTATTCCGCCCAGCAATACAGGTATGGATACTGCGGACGAAGCTCCGTAACGGATAAACGACTGTCACCCGAAGGAATAGATCGAAGCGATTCCAGTTCAAACTCTTCCGCAACCGCCCTCCGCTTATCAAAGGGAGTATAAGAAAACTTCCAGCCGTAGACCATTCCTTCCATTACCGTTGTCGACAATGCGATGAGCGCTTGCCGGGGGGGCAACTGCATCCCTTGGGTGTCGTTATCCATCACCCCCGGCTGAGATTCAAGAAAAACCCACACCGGTGCACGGATAATAAGAGCATCGTTTGTTCCTGAACCAGAATAACTGTCAGCATATAAAAAAGGAATACTACAGAGCAAAAAGAAAAAGGAGAGTGAGCCTAAACAAAAAAATCTCAATGATAAAAATGCAAAGAGATATCTTATACAAAAGATACATGCTAATTTTAAAGATAATGACCTGTATATTACTCTTACCTATACCAACTCATCTCTTCCGGAGAATATCCAAGAGGGGGAGAAAAACATACAAAACTATATCAGGAGACTCAAAAGAGCAAGGAAAAAGGCAGGACTTGACGAGCTGAAATATATAGCAGTTACTGAGCATAGTGAAGATGAAGATACAGGGAAGATAGTCCGCATACATCATCATCTTATCATAAACAGCGGTCTTAATCGTGATGAAGTAGAGGAGCTATGGAGAAAAAAGAGAACAAAGGGGGAAAGTCAAGGAAAAAAGATAGGATTTGTAAATGCTAATCGCATACAAGAAGATGAAAATACAGGTCTTACCTCTCTTGCTAAATACCTAAGCAAAAATCCAAGAGGAAAAAAGAGATGGACCTGCTCAAAAAATCTTGTCAATCCTACAAGTAGAACAAATGACTATAAATATACAAGAAAAAAGATAATCAGCCTTGCAACTAATCATATAGATATTGCATATTGGGAAAGGAAATATCCGGGTTGGACTATCAAAGACAAGATAGGCGGATATGAGGCGGTCTATAATGATTTTACCGGTTGGAGCATATATCTGAAATTAAGAAAAAAAGAATAGATGAGCTGTCAATAATGCTTAGTTGACATTTTTATGAAAAATACCCACGCAAGTTTCAAAAACATTTTGAAACTAATCTATACTTTTTATGTGATTTTGTCAACTAAATATAAATATATCAAAAAATGAAAGGAGTAAAAGAGATGAAAATACAAAATATCAATGTAAATCTATCTGAAATTCAAGATGGAGAATTACAGAAAAATTTTGAAAAGGAGTTGAAAAAGGTAATTGAGAGCTTTTTGGAAGAAAAGGCAGATTTGAGATTGGCAAGGAAAATCCAAATAAACCTACAATTCAACATATACGAAGAAAAGGGAATGTTGGTACAGTCTGATATTAAGACAACTATTCCGAAAAAGAGCATAAGACCGACATTGATTGCTGCTATAAAAAATGTACCGGGAAATTATAGTTTTGTTGAAACTAATAGCAAGAAACATATAAGCGGACAAATCAGCTTTGAAGACATTCAAAGTGAAATGAGTGAGGATAATGTACTGACGCTTTATGATGAAATTGCGGAAAATTAAGGAAAACGGAGCAGATGATGAAAAATGATATAAGAAGATATACATCGATGAAAAGTAATGCACAAGGTCATATATTTGAGCAGTCTATTGAAAGAGCATGCACAATATATAGAGATAGAAATATTGCACATATTATAAAAGTGCCTGAGCCGTTTAGAGTGATGAACAAGCTACAAAATGGAATATTTCAAGGCAGATTTACCGCAAGGGCGGAGCCGGATTTTCAAGGCACTTTATCATCCGGGCAGAGCATAGTATTTGAGGCGAAACATACAATGCAGGATAAAATGCTGCAAAGTGTACTAACTGATGTGCAGATACAATCACTGTTAATACATGAAAGCCTTGGAGCAAAATCGGGAGTGTGTATATCTATTCAGGATGAATTTTTCTTTATACCGATTCGTATATGGGCGAATATGAAAGAGCTGTTTGGAAGAAAGTATATAAAAGCAGAAGATATTCAAGAATATAAGGTAAAGTTTAACGGAGCCGTTATGTTTTTGGACTATGCATAAAAGAAAAAGGAGAAAAAAACAAATGAGAAATACATTAGCAGATTTGAATAATATTTTATTTGAGCAAATGGAAAGGCTACAAGATGATGAATTAAAAGGTGAAAATCTTGAAACAGAGCTTAAAAAGACTAAATCAATAGTAGATGTAGCCAGTACAGTTATAGAAAACGCTACATTATCATTAGAGGCTCAAAAGTTTTTGATTGACATGGGAATATCAACAAAAGTAAATATACCAATGTTAGGGATAAGTGATAAAAATGAAATATGAGCAAGAGCATATTGATTTTATAAAAGCTCATCAGGGAGCAAGTGCAAGAGAAATGGTGGAGCTATTTACTGAGCATTTCAATATACATGTTACAAAAAATCAGATGAAAGGTGTAATGTATCGAAACAACATAAGTAGTGGCAAGACAGGCAGATTTGAAAAAGGGAATATACCGCATAGCAAAGGGCAAAAGATGTCTAAAGAACAATATGAAAAATGCAAGCCTACAATGTTTAAAAAAGGACATATTCCTAAAAATCATAGAGAGATAGGATCTGAACGAATAACAAAAGACGGATATATAGAAGTTAAGATAGAAGATCCTGATGTATGGGGTTTAAAACATAGATTAATTTATGAAGAGCATTATGGAGAAATACCTGCAGGATATTCTGTGATTTTTGGAGACGGAGATAAACTAAACTGTAATATAGACAATCTTATATTGGTATCAAGAAGTGAGCTTTTGATAATGAATAGAAATAAGTTGATAAAAAATGACAGTGTATTAACGAAAGTAGGAGTAAATATAGCTAAATTACTTGATACAATGAACAAGAAGAAAAGGGAGTGAAAAAAGTGGGTAGAGGACGAGCAAAAAAAGAAAAAGAAAGTGAATATACCTTTGAAATGGCACAAAGGCTATATTTTGAAGAGGGAAGAAGTATAAAAGAAATAGCAAAAATAATGAATTTAAAAGAAAGCAGCATTAGAACATACCTCAATCAAGAAAGAAACATAGGAATTAATAAATCTTACAAACAAATAGCAAAAGAAGAAAAGGAAAGGCGAGCAAGGACAGGCATTCGTTGGGGAGCAGGATATATCAAGGTTGAGCCACGACCTGTCGGAAAATTCGACATGTCTGAATATTATACTATACCTTTTAATGGCAGGAAAAGAGAAAGAGTAGTAAATGATGAATGATTATAGCGTAAAGAGCATACGTCAAGACTTTAAAAGTAAAGGTATATTTTATACACCAAAAGAGCTGACTTCATATCTTAAAAGTCTTGTAGATGTTTCCTTTGACAATGTATATGATCCAACCTGTGGCCGGGGAAATTTACTTGCTGAGTTTGATGATAATATAGCTAAGTATGGGCAAGATACTAACGCTGAAGAAATTGAAGTAGCAAGTCAAAGGCTGAAAAATTTCCAAGGAGTTGTAGGGGATACATTAAAAAATCCTGCCTTTATGGATATGAAATTTGATTTGATTATAGCAAATCCGCCGTTTTCGATACCTTGGGAAGTGGACGAAAAAGATATACGTTTTGAAAAAGCTCCTTGCATTCCGCCAAAAAGCAAAGCAGATTATGTATTTATATTCCACTGTCTACACTTGCTGAAAGATACAGGACAGGCAATTATAATGGAATTTCCGGGCATACTCTATCGTGGACAGCGTGAGGGAAAGTTAAGGCAATATCTTATAGAGCAAAACTATATTGAAAAAGTTATACACATTGACGGAAACAAATTTACAGATACAAGCATTGCAACCTGTGTACTTGTATTAAAGAGAAATAAGGCAAGTACAGATATTGAGTTTATAGATAGTAGCAAGGACATAAGCAGAATAGTAAATATAGATGAGATTAGAGAAAATAACTTCAATCTGTCTGTAAGCTCATATGTACAAGAGGAAAAGGAAAAAGAGGAAATCGACATTGATAACATAAATATCGAAATCATAAACTCTGTTATAGATAGAGTAAAAGATGATTTTGAAAGATTTAAGATGATATCAATGTTTGAAAATAAAAACTACTGCAAGGTACTTGCTGAGGGGTTAAGAGCTGTATTAAAACAATATTATATAGATAATTGGGAGACGCAGTGATGAAAGATGTAGTTGAATTATATTTAGAGACTAAGGACTTTGAAAAGGCAGTCAAGGAAAGTGGAATGACCGCACTTGCTGCACATATAAGGTTATTAAGCAGTGGAGTGCTGACAATTGATGATAAAATTGAGTATGGTTCATATAATCAAATGCGTGGAGCTAAGGCGGAAGAGTTATTTAAAAAATTAGTGCCAAATTCGATTAGTGCGAATGACTTTATTCGCAAAAATAATCCTATATTTGATTTTATGGTTGGAAATCTAACCATTGATATTAAATACTCGTCGCTATTTACAAATAGAAATGACGGTGAGTGGTCTGTGAAATTTACTTCACATAAAAATCAAAAACATGCTGACTTATATGTAGTATTTTTAGAGCGTGAAAAGGAGAGTTTTTTAGACAATCCGATTATATTAGTCATTCCCGGAGCATTTGTAACGCATCCGCACAAGACAATTGGAAAAAAGTCTAATATATTGACTCAATATCAAGTGACAGATGATGAACTTGCAGGAGTGATAGAGGATTTTTCCAAGATAAAAAACAAATAAGGAGTATGGCCATGAAAAATATACTAAGATATCCGGGGGCAAAATGGAGAATAGTACCATGGATATTAGAGCATATTCCAAAGCATCATAGCTATGTAGAGGCTTATTTTGGCAGTGGTGCAGTATTTTTCAATAAAGAAAAGTCGAATATAGAGACTATTAACGATATTGACAATGATGTTGTGAATTTATTTGAAGTAATAAGAGAAAATGCTGATGAGCTTGTAAAACAGCTTGAAATGATACCTTATTCAAGAGCTGTATACGAACGAGCATTTAAAGAGCATACACAAGACAATATCCAAAGGGCTGTAAGCTTGCTGATACGAGCGTGGCAGGGACACGGCTTTAAGACATGCACAAAAACAGGATGGAAAAATGATGTACAAGGTAGAGAAAAAGCCTACTGTGTACACAATTGGAATAGGTTACCTGCTTGGATATTGGAAGTAGTCGAAAGACTAAAAGAAGTGCAAATTGAAAATAGACCTGCAGTTGAAGTGGTAAAACGACATAACTTTGAAAAATGTTTTATATATTTAGATCCGCCTTATTTACTTGATACAAGAGCAGGCAAGCAATACAAATATGAGATGAGCAAGGAAGAACATATTGACTTACTTGAATGTATCATAGATATGAAATCTAAGATAATGATAAGCGGATATGACAATGATTTATATAACGAGTATTTAAAGGATTGGAATACTGATTATATAAATTGTCAAAAGGAATACGGCGGTTTGGCAAAAGAGAAAGTATGGTTTAATTACGAATATCAAAGCCAACAAAGATTTAATTTTTAAATGTAAAAGTAAGAGGTGATTGTTATAGAAAATAAAAGTCACGATAAAATATATGTCTGCAATGGTGCAAGTAACCATAGTAAAACAGGAAATAGAGCTATATTAGATTATTATGCTACAGAGCCAAAAGCGACTAAATTACTTTTAGAAGTTGAAAGTTTTAAAAATATTTGGGAATGTGCTTGCGGAGAAATGCATATATCAGACATTTTAGAAGAACATGGATATACAGTTAAAAAAACTGATATAGTAGAGCGTTCACGGAAATTAGATGATGTAATAGATTTTCTTGAATATTGTAAGCCTTGGAGCGGAGATATAATAACAAATCCGCCTTACAAGCAGGCAAGACAATTTATACAAAAAGCATTGGATATTGTGTCTATGGGAAATAAGGTTGCTATGTTTTTAAAACTTACATTTCTTGAAAGCAAAGACAGAAAACAATTTTTCTTAGAAAATCCACCTAAAACAGTGTATGTATCATCTTCAAGATTATATTGTGCCAAAAATGGTGATTTTTCAAAACCATATAGCAGTGCAGTCGCCTATGCTTGGTATCTGTGGGAAAAGGGATACCAAGGTGATACTATAATAAAATGGATAAATTAAATGGAAAAGTAAGAGGTGAAGAGTAATGAAAACAAGTGAAATTTTAAAGTTTGTTGGAAAAAGAGTAAAATTAAAACTAAAAAATGATAAGAGAGAGTATGCAGGACCGCTTTTTGAAGATCCTTATACTCAAAACTGTATTAGACGACGCTACAAAATAATTAACGAAGATAATCACGTAACGTATGCATTTAGACCAAGTCATGTAAAAAGTATAGAGGAGATAGCAAGATGAGAGATATTAAGTTTAGAGCGTTTTTAAAATCTAATCAATTAATGTATGATGTATTAACGCTTGATTTTATAGATAATAAGGTACTAATAAACAATGAAGAAAAGCAATTAAGGGGATATGTTAAATATCAAGATGTTGAACTAATGCAATATACAGGCCTCAAAGACAAGAACGGAAAAGATATATACGAGGGCGATATAGTAGAGGCTTGGAGCGAGGGGAAAAAAGCTATAGGAAAAGTTAAACAAAGAATAGATGGACTATGGCTTATGTATCCTGCGTGGCAAAGTGGCAAGAGTTGGGGGCTTATGCCAAATGAAGAAAGAAACACAACAGTTAAAATTATAGGTAATATTTATGAAAATAATGAACTAAAGGAGATTAATAAAATGATTGACATTAATGAACTAAAGAATAAACAAGATGCAGCATATAGAAAAAGATTTGAAAGATGGTACAAAAAATCTCAAATCGAAAAAGAAATAGAGATATCAGCACTAAAAGGATATAGAAAACTACGTATAGAAATTAGAGAAGAACATGATGAAAATATAAAATTAATGAAAGAAGATGAAACATTCATACAGCTTTTAAAAGAAAAATTACCTGAATTTAACATCAATAGATATAAATATCAGTATAAAGGAATATTCAATATAACGGTAAATTGCGATTATGTGACAATAACTTGGTAAAAAAGAAGACCTGAAAGAATGAGGTGTTACATTGAATAAAAAAGAGCTGAAAAGACTTAGATATACACAAGAGTATATCAATACAAAAAAAATAGAAATTGATTTGCTAAAAAAGGATTTGTTATATATAAGAGGTTTAGATTATAGCAAAGAGCATACAAAAGGTGGCAATTTCAAAACACAAGAAGATTTGATATGTGAAATAGTATCACAAGAACAAGAGCTTATGAAAAAGTATAAAGAGCTATACAAAGATAAGCAAATAGCAAGAGAAAAAATAATGCAAATATCTGACAAAAGATATCAGATTGTACTGTATCAATATTACTTGCTAAATAAAAGCCTTGAAGAAATAGCAGATACAATGCACTATACGACAAGACATGTTCAGAGACTTCACGGCTACGCACTTGAAGAAATTAAAAAAATATAAGATGTCGTAAAATGTCGTAAATGAATGTGATATAATGATATTGTGAAAATGACACATAGTTACTCCTAATTATAAAATTTATGTAGCAAAAGAGTCTTGCAAATGCAAGGCTTTTTTGTTGCAAAATATGCAAAACAAATAAAAAAATTTTAAAAAAACACTTGACTTTTGTACGCCCAAATGATATAATATAATTACAGTAAAGATAAATAATCTTTACAAGTAAGCAAGGCAAGTTGCAGAAAGGAGAAGAAATATGGAAGATATGGGAATGACAGACAAACAATTCAATGCTTTTCTAAGACAACTTATAAAAAATCTAAAAAAAGCAAATGAAGAAAAAGAAGAAAGCAAGACAAAAGAAATTGACAACATCATTGAAGACTTACAAAAATCTATTGAAGATTAAAAAAAGACTTAACAATTAAGTTAAGTCACCAAAGAAAAATATATCGGTGGTCTTGCCACCACTGATATATTTATAATATCATAAACTAATAAATATGGCAAGAAGTTTGAAAGTAGTTTTTTTATGAATAAAAAAATGGGGAGACCTATAAAACGAGATACCAATAAAACTGAAAAGCTAAATATCAGACTTACAAAAGAAGATAAGAAGCTTATTCAAGATTGTGCAGACAAGATGAATATATCGAAATCTGATGTTATTGTAAAAGCTATTGAACTTTTAAAAAAAACCGTTATGTAAAAAGCATAGCGGTTTTTTAATGCAAAAAATTATGGAATACAAAATAATTAAAAAACCATATGGATATGTAGTTGTCAATGCTACATTAAACACACACGCACATATACCAACATACAAAGGCTGCAGGATATTATTACATTTAATAAAAAAGAATATTGAGATAAAAGATAAGTATTTGAAACGAGCTAAAGAGCGTTTATTGATGAAAGGAAAATAAAATGGCAAAGGAATTTGCAAAACAATTTTATCACAGTAAGTCGTGGATAAAGTGTAGAGCTGCATTCATAGCTGAAAGGATAAACATAGATGGCGGAATGTGTGAGCATTGCAAAGAAAGATTAGGTTATATAGTAGACCACAAAGAGGAGCTGACACCAAGCAACATTGACAATCCCGACATAAGTCTTAACCAAAATAATTTTCAATATCTTTGTTTAGAATGTCACAACAAAAAAACGTTGAAGAAAAATTTTGTTGGAGACTTCGACGAAGACGGACAGCCACTCCCCCCTGTTCAGTAGCTCGTGAAAAAGCCGTCGGGACCGAAGGGGGGACTTTCGTTTAATAAAAATGTAATTTTCACATGACCCCCCCTCAAAAATGAAAGGTGGTGATTTGAGTGCGAGCAAGTGAAAAGGCTAAAAAAGAAAGTAAGAAAAAGACAAAGATAGTAAAAGATAAAGCGAAAAAGCAAGATGTAGTTGAAGATAAGAAGATAAAGAAGAATGTAGCTAAAGATAGACAGACAAAGAATGAGATTGCAAGGCTGACGAAAATCTTTAAAGACATAGATAAAAACAAAAAATTGAGTGCAAAAGGACTAATTGAAGAGGCTGCATATATGAAATCCACACTCAAAGAACTGAAATCTTTCATTGACGAAAATGGAGCAATAGATGAAATGCAGCAAGGGAGTTACACAATACTAAGAGAAAATCCTGCTTTGAAATCTTATAATACTATGATCCAACGATACACCACAGTTATAAAAGAATTGATAAATCTACTGCCAAAAGATATCCAAAAAGAGACATCGGACGGATTTGATGAGTTCGTAGGTGGTAGACTTGACTAAGGTAAAAAAGCCAACAATCAAAAAAAGTAGGAGAAAAGAGCAATGTAAAATCACCAAAGCTAATATCTATACAAGAGAAGATGAAAATATAGTATACGGCAAGGAAAAGCCAACAATAACCTCTAATGGTATAAGAAGATATTCAGAAAAATACAATCCTATTTTAGAGTATTATGAGCAGATAGAGAAAAAACAAGTTATTGTATCTGTCAAAATAAAAAAGACATTTGTAAAAATTAAAAGTGACTTAGAAAACAAGCAATCTGAATGGTATTACTCAACGCATAGAGCGAATCATATTATTGAGTTTGCTGAAAATTTTTGCCGTCATAGTAAAGGAAAACAAGGCGGTAAAAAAATAGTATTGGAACTGTGGGAAAAGGCGATACTTGCGACAATATTCGGTTTTATCAATATAAACGGTATTAGAAAGTATCAACGTGCAGTTTTAATTATAGGCAAAAAAAATGGCAAGTCTTTGCTTGGCTCAATCATTGGTTTATATCTACAAATTGGCGACGGTGAGAGCGGTCCGGAAGTATATGCTGTGGCGACCAAAAAAGACCAATCAAAAATCATATGGCAAGAGTCAAAATCAATGGTTAGGAAGTCTCCAACACTTAGAAAAAGAATTAAGCCACTTACTCACGAATTAGATAGCCGAGAGTTTAATGACGGAATATTCAAGCCTCTTGCAAGTGACAGTGATACACTTGACGGACTAAATATCCACGGTGTATTAATGGACGAATTTCACCAGTGGAAAAATGGTAGACCGCTATATGATATTATGGCAGACGGTATTACTGCAAGGGAACAACCACTAATCTTTATGTGTAGCACTGCAGGAACAATCAGAGAAGACATATACGATGAAATATACGAAGAGGCCGAGCTGACAATAAACAACTATGAATTAGAAGAGGGTTACACTGATGAACGCTCTATTTTTTTTGTATATGAATTAGATACAAGGGAAGAGTGGACGGAAGAGGAAAGTTGGTACAAGGCAAATCCCGGACTTGGAACAATTAAAAATCTAAGGACACTAAGAGAAAAGGTAGACAGAGCAAAAGAAAATAATACGCTTGTAAAAAATCTTGTATGTAAAGAGTTTAACATAAGAGAAACATCAACAGAGGCTTGGTTAAATTTTGATGATATAAATAACACTGCATTATTCGATATAATGAAACTCAAGCCGAGTTATGGAATTGGTGGCTCTGACCTATCAAGCACAACAGACCTTACATGCGGAACAATTATATTTATGCTGCCTAATGATAGTAATATATATGTTGAACAAATGTATTTTTTGCCTGAGGATTTATTAGAGCAAAGAGTAAGGGAAGATAAGATACCTTATGACAAGTGGAAAGAGCAAGGAATACTCAGAGTATCACAAGGAAATAAGGTGCATTACAGAGATGTTAAAAAGTGGTTTGTAGAAATGAAAGAAGTTTGTGATATTTATATACCTTTCCATGGTTACGACGGGTGGAGTGCATCATACTATATAGAAGATATGAAAGATTATTTTGGAAAAAATGCAATGGAAGAAGTAAGACAAGGAAAAAAGACCTTATCAGCACCGATGAAAAGCTTGGGAGCTGACTTAAAGGCAAAAAAAGTAATATATAATAACAATCCGATTTTGAAATGGTGTCTTGCAAATGTCACTGTAGATAGAGACAAGAACGACAATATACAGCCAATTAAAGGCAGTAACTCAAAACGTAGGATAGACGGCTTTGCAAGTCTATTGGACGCTTATGTCGTACTTGAAAGACACTATGATGAATATATAAGTTTAATTTAAAGGGGGTGAAAAACATAAAAGTAATAGACAAAATCAAAAATATTTTCAAAAACAATATGGTTACTGTTACAAGCTACAAAATGATTACTGAATCAGGAAGTGGCTTTTTTAATTATGACGGAAAATTGTATAAATCTGACATAGTGAGGTCGTGCATTAGACCAAAAGCACAAGCTATAGGGAAAATCTTAGGAAAGCATATAAGAGAAGATCCTAAAAATGGAATAAAGGTAAATCCTGAGCCTTATATAAGATTTTTACTTGAAGAGCCAAATCCATTTATGACAGGACAAGTATTGCAGGAAAAATTGACTGTTCAACTAATGCTTAATAACAATGCCTTTGCATACATTCAGCGTGACGAGAACGAATTTCCTATTGCAATATATCCTATCAACTCTTCAAATGTATATTTATTACAAGATGACAGCTATAATCTATATCTTAGATTTTTTACAAAAAATGGAAAAAGCTATACATTCAAATATTCGGATGTAATACATCTAAGACGTGATTTTTGCAATGATGACATATTCGGAGACAATCCTGCTCCGGCACTAACTCAACTTATGGAAGTCGTGGGAACGACAGACCAAAGTATTGTAAATGCTATAAAAAATTCATCTGTAATAAGATGGCTTTTAAAATATCATGTTGCAATGAAATCTGAAGATTTGAGAAAGCAGACAAAAACATTTGTTGATGATTTTTTGAAAATTGAAGACGGTTCAGGCGGAAATTCTACAGGAGCTGCAGCGACTGACTCAAAGTTTGATGCACAACAAGTAGATCCTAAAGATTATGTACCCAATGCACAGCTTGTAGATAGGACAACACAAAGGATATACAGCTTTTTTAATACAAATCTGAATATTGTACAATCCTCTTACAATGAGGATGAGTGGATTTCATATTATGAGGCTGAATGCGAACCTGTCATAACTCAACTATCAGGAGAGTATACAAGAAAGTTATTTACAAGACGTGAAAGAGGATGCGGAAATAAGATAGTATTTGAAAGTTCAAATTTAACATTTGCAAGTATGTCAACAAAATTAGGCTTAGTTCAATTTGTTGACAGAGGAATATTGAATCCAAATGAAATTAGGGCAATACTCAACCTTGCACCGATTGAAAGTGGAGAACAATATATAAGAAGACTTGATACAAGACCTACAGATGAATAAAAGGGGGTGAATAAATGGCAAAGGTAAGGATAGCAGGTACAATCGTATCAAACGATGAAAAATGGATATATGATTGGTTCGATATTGACGCATTTTGTATTAATGATTTACTAAAAGCTATAACTGATGATTATGAGCTTTTAGAGATTGAAATAAATTCTCCGGGCGGAAGTCTTTTTGCCGGAAGTGAAATATACACAAAGATAAAAAATCATAAAGGCAAGAAAACAGTAACTATAACAGGTCTTGCAGCAAGCAGTGCATCCGTTATAGCAATGGCAGGAGATGTAGTAAAAATGTCTCCAACCGCTCAAATGATGATACACAACGTGTCGTCATATGGAAGTGGGGACTACAGAGATATGGAGCATCTAAGCACTGTACTAAAACAGGCAAATGAAGTAGTAGCAAACGCATATATGTTAAAAACAGGAAAAACAAAAGAAGAATTGCTATCAATGATGAACAGCGAAAAGTGGTTTACACCACAAGAGGCAAAAGAACAAGGTTTCATAGATGAAATTTTGTTTACTGAAAATAACACAAGCAATAATCTGCAATTAGTTGCAGGATTTAAACCTAATATAATACCTGCTCAAATAATAAACAAAATGAAAATTGAAAAAGAGCAGGAACAACTAAACCTATTAAAATTAAAGGAGATAATGTAATGAAAAGAGAACAATATTTGAAACTAAGAAATGAGAAATTGACAAAAGCACAAGAATTGTTAGATGCAGGAAAGTTTGAAGAGTTAAAAGCAATCAAAGAAGAGATTGAAAAGCTTGACAATGACTTTGAAAACATAGCAAAAGAACAGGCAAATCTTGCTGCATTAGAGGGCAAAGTGACTAACATTGATATATCAAATCAATCTGTAGATGTTCCAAGTGCAAAAGTTGTTTCAGAAATTAAAAAACAAGAAAATATATCATATGAAACTGTATTTGCCAAAGCTGCACTATTGCAACCTTTGAATAATGAAGAAATAGCAATATACAACAAGTACAATCCTGAAAATGTGTATGTTCACAATGCTACAAACACTGAAATAATGATACCTAAAACAGTAATGGCAGGTATTGAAAACACTATGAAAGAATTGCATCCTATATTAAATGATGTGCAATCAACACATATAAAAGGTATAGTAAAGTATGTAAAACATACTAAAGTGAAAGACGGAGACGCTGACTACTATACAGAAGATACAGAAGTAAAAGATGAAGAAAATGAATTTGTAGAACTTACTCTTGGAGCTAAAGAGCTTGCAAAATCAGTTACAGTAACTTGGAAACTACAAGCAATGGCTGTAGATGAGTTTATCCCATATATTCAAAGAGAATTAGGCGAAAGAATGGGAAATGCTAAGGCAAGAGCATTTGTAAATGGTGCAGGAGACGCTAAATATCCACAAGGCGTTGTAACAGCAATAAAAGCTGAAAGTGGAACACCGCAAAAGGTGGAATTTGCCTCAGCAACAGGACTAACATATAAAGATATTACAAATGCTATGTCAAAAGTAAAATCAGCATATAAGAGTGGTGCTAAAATATATGCAAATAATACTACTGTTTGGAATGTACTTGCAAACATAATGGATAAAATGGATAGACCATTGTTTATACCTGATGTAACAGCTGGTGGAGTTGGTAGGATATTAGGTGTACCTGTCTTTGAAGAAGACGCAATGAAAGATAATGAAATACTAATAGGGAATATGGCAAGTGGATATAAGGAAAATGTACAAGAGGGAATGAAACTTGTTACAGACCAACATGCAAAGGCAAGAACTACAGATTTTGTAGGATATGAGACACACGACGGTGGAGTATATGACACAAAAGCATTCGCATACATTGTAAAGGGGGTTTAGTAAATGAAATATAGAGTTATAGATGGTTTTTTGAACTCTAAAACTCAAGAATATATCCCTGTTGGCACAATACTGACAGACAGTGAGCCAAGAATAAAAGATTTTATAGCTGCACATGTTGTTGCAGCTATAGAAGATGAGCAAGAAACTAAGCAAGAAACTGAAAAAGATGAGCAAACTGAACTTACGACAGCTCAGATAAAGCAAATACTTGATGAAAAAGGTATCGAGTATGACAAAAAAGCTAAAAAAGATGAGCTGTTAAAGTTATTAAAGGGAGTGGAGTAATCCATTCCCTTTTTGATGAGGTGATATGATGGTTGAAAAAATAAAGCACTCACTTAGAATAGGGCATGACAGTATAAACAGTGATATACAAGAGCATATAGACGCTTGTAAGCTCGACTTACAAAGAGTAGGAGTAAAAAAGATTGAAGATACAGATCCATTAATTATTCAAGCAGTCAAATTATATGTGAAATGGCACTTAAATTTTGAAGATGAGGCTGACAGGTACCAAAATGCTTATGAAATGCTGAGAAATTCTCTTGCAATGTGTGGTGATTACAATGTATGACGAGCAAATAAAACTGCTTGGAAAAGAAACGGTTGTAAATATCCCCGGACAGGGCAGAGAAAAAAAGCAATCAGAAAGGACTGTATATGCAAAAGTATTAAGCATAGGCATGAATGAGTTTTATCAAGCAAGTGCGACAGGATTTAAGCCGGAACTGAAATTTGAAATTGCCGATTATCTTGACTATGACAATGAAAAAGAGCTGATATATAACAAAGTTAAGTATCAAGTGCTTAGAACGTATAGAAAAAATAAAAGGCAACTTGAAATAACAGTATATGGGGGTGTAAACATTGGCACTGCCTAATGCAAGAATGAAGATAAACAGAAACGGAGTCACGTTTGAAAGTAATGTTGACGCCGTACAATATTCGTTAGAGAATCTTATAAGAGCTGCACTTAGAGATACAGCTAAGTATCTAAGAAAACTCATGATACAAAAGCTGAAAAAACTGCCCGGAATGAAAAAATCCAAAAGGATATATAATTCAACACAATTTTGGGTTAGAAAAAAAGAAAATGATTTACAAATAGGGTTTAAACATGATAGTTGGTATGGAGCATTATCAGAGCTTGGTGACAAGAATCAACCTAAACGAGGGATATTAAGAGATACAGTGTTTGAAAATATTGACACAATACAAGAAATACAAAGTCAATATCTGTCTGCACTCAATGAGCAAAGCCCTGATGTGGAAGAAATAGGCGAAGAAGTGGGAGCTGATGAGTCATGAAGTACTTAAAAATTGAAATAGAAAAAATATTATTTGAGATATCTAAAAATGTATATCTTGAAAGTGCTGATGATGATAGTCCGTTCCCATATCTTGTTTATAGCATATCAAATGCGGTAAATAACGGCGACTTACACAGCTATATTTTAGACGTTGATGTGTGGGATAAGTCGGAAAATACTGTAAATATTGACGAATTAGAGAAAAAACTGAAAAAACTTGATAAAACGACATATATTGATGAAAATATTCAATTTACGATGTACTATGATAGAACTATAAATACAAAGTCGGAGCATTTAGAGTTGAAAAGGTACACTGTAATGTTTGAAATCAGAGCGATAGAAAGGAGATAGAAATGGGAAAAAGTAAGACATACAGCGGTTTTAACGATAAAACAGCTGAAAATCTGCTACTTGACGCAGGAGCATTTTTTGCGAATTTCAAGGTAGGAACAGATACATTTGAAAGTGCATCCGCAAAGCTACTTGGAGCGACGAGAGGGGGCGGAAAATTCACTGCAAAGCCAAATATTCGTTCAATTGAAGTGGATGGAGTAAAAGGGAGAGCAAAAGGACTGCAAGTGATAGACAGTTGGGAAGTATCATTGTCCGCAAATATACTTGAAATTAATAAGGAAACACTTGCGAAAGGTCTAACAGCTACAAATGCGGTAGATGACAGCACAACAGAGGGATATTCGATAATAACTGCAAAAAACTATATAGAATTGGAGGACTATATAGAAAATGTAACGTTCGTCGGAAAAATCTCAGGCAGTGAAAAACCTGTAATAATTCAAATATACAATGCACTTAACATTGACGGACTTACATTGCAAACAAAAGACAAGGATGAGGCTGTTATTGCATTAAATTTTGTTGGCACATATGATACGAAGACCCTTGATGTGCCGCCTTTTAAGATATTTTATCCAAAAACATTATAAAAGTAATTTTAAAATAAAAGCCACTCAAAATGAGTGGTTTTTTATACTTAAATTAAGGAGAAGAAAATGAGAAAACCTAATATAAAAGACACATTTTTAATGTCAAGAATAATAAAGAAAATAGATCTTAAAAATGCAGATATAAAATGGGAAGAAAAAGCGGAAATTGTTGGAAAAGAAGTCATATTTTATATCATAGAAAATATAGATAAAGTTGAAGACGAAGTATCTGAGTTAATATCAAATATATTTGAAGTAGAAAAGGAAAAAGCATTAGAAGTGCCTTTAGATGAGGTATTTGAACAATTGAAAAATATAGAGGGTATTAAAAATTTTTTTCAACAAGCTGGCAAATTGACGAAGTAGACGTATATGACGTTATTTTGCAAAGATATTCAAATATCGAGTTTTTATATACATTGGACATAAGCACAGCAATGGAGCTTATATCTAAAGCGTACGAAGAAACAAGAAAAGATAGTGCATTTACTTTATATGCAAGTATTTATCCATATATGAGCGAAAATGATTTTATAACATTTAATGAATTTTACTTAAAAATGACTGTAAATAACAGAAAAAGCTCTGATGAGATCCTTGATGAAGTAAAAGAGCTTTTAAATTTTGAATGGAAAGAGGTGATATAAAATGGAGCTGTTTAGACTTTTTGGCACGATATTTGTAGATAATGCAAGAGCTAATGAGAGCATACATCAGACAGAAGAAAATGCGGAAAGAACGGGAAACTCACTCCTTGCAGGAGTAGGCAAGGCTGCAAAATTTGGAGTAGCAATTGCCGGTGCCGCCTCTGTGGCAATCGGCGGAATGATTGGACTTGCAAGTAAAACCGCTGAGACGGCTGACTTTATTGATAAACTTTCAGAGCGTACAGGAGTAAATAGAGAAGAATTACAGCGTTGGAAGTATGCTGCAGACCAAAGTGGGGCAGATGTAAGTAAATTTGAAGTTGGAATTAAAAAACTATCATCTGCAATGGATGGAGCAAAAACAGGGTCCAAATCAAATGAAGAGGCTTTTAGAGCTTTGGGAATATCCATGCAAGAGATTAAGACTAAATCACCAAGTGAAATGCTTGATACAGTTATGAAAAAACTTGCAGATATGCCTGACAGTGTTGAGCGTAATGTGCTTGGAAATCAATTACTCGGTAAATCATATTCCGATATGCTCCCTCTCTTAAATTCAGGTTCAAAAGGGATTGAAGAGCTTAAAAATAGAGCTGACAGCCTTGGACTTGTAATGAGTGAAGACGCTGTAAAAGCTAATGTTAAATTTGGAGATACATTAGCAGATGTCAAATCAAGTTTTTCAGCTGTATTTATGCACATATCCAACGAATTTTTACCTATTTTACAATTAGTATTGGACTTTATATTGGAACACATGCCTGAAATTCAAAGTGTATTTCAAGTAGTATTTTCAGTAATAAGAGGTGTAGTAACTGTTGTAATTGAAGTCTTAAAATTTTTTGCAGGTCTTGTATCAATGTTTTTTAAAGATACAGGAGCAGGAGCAAAAGATTTTCAAGAGACTATGAAACAACTTGCAGGAGTTATTTCATTTGTATTTGAGTCATTAAAAATAACAATAGACGCTATACTGAATGTTATAAAAACACTATGGGAAAAATACGGAGAAGAAATAAAAAAAGCGTTAGTGAGCATCATAACTTTCATAAAACCAATTTTTGATAATATAGTTGGAATAATTCAAGGTTTTATAGATATTGTAATGGGTATAGTCGAGGGCGATTGGGACAAAGTCCGCCAAGGTTTCATAAAAGTAATTAAAAATTTTTGGGAATTTATCAAGGCTGCAATCGGTTCAGCAGTAACATTTATAAAAGATATATTTGTAAATCTTGGTAAGATATTTTTTGATGCTGGAGCAAATTTATTAAAAAATTTATGGGATGGAATAAAAGGTCTTTGGGAAAATTTGAAAAATTGGTTTATTGAAAAAATCAATTGGATAAAGGAAAAATTATTTTTTTGGGAAGACAGCAAGAAAAAAATCAATGAAAGAGAAAGTTCATCAAGTAGAGATAATAGACGTATTGACGGCTCACATGCCGAGGGACTCAATTATGTACCTTTTAACGGCTATATAGCAGAGCTCCACAAAGGCGAAAGAGTGCTTACTGCAGATGAAAATAAGAAACTATCAAGAAATATAGATTATTCATCATCAATCAATCAAGTGATATCACTTATGAACTCATTGATACAAGAGATACACAATCAACCTTATGCACAACGTGAGATATTAAGAAAGGGGGTAACGACTTGAAACAGGGAATCGGGAAAATTCATTTAAGCGGTAGTGATAATACTTATGATAGTAAAATACAGGTTCTAAGCGATAATTCAAAATTTAAGATTACCTCAGCAATATATAGTGTCTATCTATACAATATGTCAAGTGGTGATAAAGCTGAGGGACGCTTTAACATAGGAAACTATCAAAGTCCAAGGATAACATTTCGTAAGGGTTTAACGTCATTTGAGCATACTATAACTAATGAAATAAATAATTTTTACCAAAATAGCGGTATCAATGCTATTAAACCGCTATCTTTTGATACAAATTGGTTTAGTGGAAAATCGGTACAATTCGTATTGTTAGCGGAGACCAAAACGGCACCTACTGTGCAAATAACAGGTGTAGATGGTGACAGTGTATTTGGCAATATTGTTGTGAAGTGGAACAGTACGATGCAGGAAAAGTTCACTATAACAGCTACAAAAGGCAACACTACTAAAACTTATACAGGCACAATAGAGACAACTTATAGCATAAATGCTACTGATTTTATCATCTCTGAGGGAATATCAGACGGTAATGTAAAAATATCACTGAAAATTGAATTTACAAATAATAACACACTTAGCGAAAATGCGTGGGCAAGCGAGGAAACAAGTGTGAATCTAAAAGATACAAGTCCTAAATTAACCGAGCTTAAAGCTGTCAACAATGTTATAACCTTTAAGGGTAAAAATCTTGACGGTATAAGTGCAAGTGTACAGATAAACAACAAGGACTTGAATAATGCACTTGTAGGGAAATTTAATCTATCTAAAAATGAAGTAGACAATCAGAAATTTGAAATACCATCGAGCACCACTTTGTATGACGGTGAACATGTAATTTTATTTGAAGTCAAAAAAATAATAGCTGGCACAGTATTTAGTCCTAAAATGACGACAACAATGCTTGTAACAAATAAACCATATGTGAAAATAAATTCTCTTGAACCGTCAGGTGTTTTGCGTAATTATGAAAAAGCTATACCTATAAGTTGGTACAGTGTAAATCAACAGACATTTAATTTGAGTGTATATCAAAACGGAGTAAAGAAGTTTGAAAAGTCAGGAACTATTGAGACAGATGCCGAACTACCACCTAATACATTAGGAGACGGTACAGCTGAAATAAGGCTGACCATAACAAACATAGTATATGGAATAGTAAAACAAGACAGCAAGTCTGTTACTTTCAGTCTATATGGTGGGCTTAAGGCACCTGAATTTACCATGACAGGTCCATTTGATAAAAACTATATGGACATAACATGGACTAAGAGCAATTTACAAAAATATTATAGAATAGAGCTTGATATTGTCAGACTTTACAGTAATAACGATAATATATATGAATGGGCTGTAATTAGGGAAGACAGTGGAATTATAAGAGGAGATAATAATTCACATAGAGTTAAACAGTTGTTATTAACAAGAGACGAAGTCTACAACTTGAAATTAACAATTTATAATGAAGCAAAAGAAAAAACATCTGCAGGTATAGACAGTTATATACCTATTAGTTATAGAGTAGACGGTGAGACAAAATTAAAGTTGTATGTTAAAGATTATAAGATTGTTGTAAATAGCATATCTACAGTTAAAAATGCTGTGAGCCACACAGTATTTAGATGCACAAATAGAGATTTTGCCAATGCAAAGGCTATATATACAACAAATTTAAATACATTTGAATATCAAGATGATAAGGTGAAAAGCGATACGGAGTACTGCTATTTTGTGATATCTACTAATAGTGAAGACAGGTCTATAAAGAGTGATCCATTAAATATAAAATTGCATGCACAAGGCTTTTTATTTACCAACTTAAAAACAAAGAAAACTTATAATCTTAATCTTGATGTATCAGCAGATTTTGAAACTATGGACGGTAAAGTGGCTGTTGAATATCTTGGAAAAACCACCGCAGACATAGAGCAGGATATAAAGTATTATCAAAAAGGCTCATTTTCTTGTCTAATAAGGACTGATGATTTACAAGAGATTGATACACTTTTTATGGCAGAAAAAGTATCTTATAGAGATAGCAATGGCAACGGTTTTATATGTGCCCTTTTGAATAAGAAAATATCGTATAATGACAAATATGACAAGTATGTGAGACTGTCATTTGATATGATTGAAAATGACAGTTCTAAGGCTTTTGAGTAGGTGAATAGAGATGAGAAGTTATAATTTCAGATTTGAAATATTGAATAATAAATATGAATATGTAAAAAATGTCTATCCTATAAGTTGTCAAGTAGATTATGATTGCTTATCAGGTATGAAATTAAGCGTAAATATGACTATAAAAGATGATGACTATAATTATAATGACAAATATCTTGTTATAAAAAATGAAAATGAGATATTTGCTACTGTTATTATAGCTACAAGCATAAGAGACAAATTAAATAAGACCGTGAAGTTGACGGGATATGATTTTTGTATACTTCTTGAGCAAAGAAAAGTGAAGAATGATTTTATTGTCCCTGCATTTACAAATATTATAGGGTTTATAGGAACTGCATTAACAGGGTACTCACATGCTTTTTCTTCTATAGATTCAAACGCTACAAATAAGGCTGAGATATATTTTGATGCAGGTACATCATATTTGGAGATAATTAATAAGTTGTTGAGTTTGATAAATTTCAGTTCTTTACTAACTGACAGATTTGGAGTGTTTTATACTGAAAAATATGAACTTCCAAGTGACAGAGTACCTGAAATTTATTATGCTGATGATAAAGAGACAAGTATAATATATAAAAATGTTATGCAAGAAATAGACCTGTTCAATGTGCCTAATGTATTTGTCAGAGTCAGCAATAACAGTGCAATTAATCCACCGCTTAGAGCTCAATATGTCAATGACAATCCAGACAGTATACTGAGTACAATAAGAAGAGATAGGGAAATAGTAGACTATAAGAAGGTGGATAATGTTGTAGACAGTGATACATTGTTTGCCATAACAAAAAAAGATTGCTACAATGCAAGTGACATATATGAACACATTGAAATTGAAACGGCAATTAATATAAATCATTGGTATTTAAATTTGGTAAGTCTTAACCTAAAAACTTATGGAATTGATGATAACTATGTAGAAACTTCGTGGAATATAGATAATCTTAAAGCAGGTGGAAGAATGAAACATAAATTGAGGAGGGTTATACGTGTATAGAGCGGGAACTGTTAAAAGAACGGAGCCGTTTTTAGTTTTGCTTGACGGTGATGATGTGGAGAGAAGTTTTAAAAGACTTGGCAGTTATATTCCAAGTATAAATGACAGGGTAATAGCAATAAAAGAAGGTACAAGCTATATAATACTTGGAAATGTTGTTTAATAAATTTGATAATATAACAAGGCAATAGATGAGGACTAAAAAGGTCTTTTTTTATTGCCTTTTTTACCCTTTAATTTTATCCGGGAAGAGAATTTCAATGATTTACAGCAATAAATAAAAAATAATCAATAAATAAAATGATATAACAAGGAGATAATATTATGTTAGATAATGTAAGTAGAACAGGCAAGGCAGCATATACGGTAATTGCCGTAGTGCTTGGAAGTATAGCAAATGTATTGGGCGGATTTGATGATGCATTGAGGCTGTTGATCGTGCTGATAGTAGCAGATTATATAACAGGCTGTGCAGTTGCCATCAAGAAAAAGAAGTTAAATAGTAGTGTTGGGTTTGAGGGATTGCTCAAAAAAATTATTATAATAATACTTGTATGGGTTGGTTTCGAGCTCGACAAGGCTCTTGGCTCACAGTTTTTGAGAAATGCTATAATTTTCTTTTATGCATCAAATGAGGGTGTGTCAGTCCTTGAAAATACGAGCAAATTAGGAGTACCATACCCGGATAAACTTAAAGACATATTGGAACAGTTAAAGGAAAAAGGCGGTAAAAAGAATGAGTAAAACAATATGTATAGACGCAGGACATGGCGGAAAAGACAGTGGAGCAGTTGGAAACGGACTACAAGAAAAAGACATTGTGCTAAGCATAGCAAAAATGGTCAAATCTATGTTAATTGAAAAAAGTTTTAAAATATGTATGACAAGAGAAGATGATACATTTGTAGAGCTAAAAGACAGATGTATCATAGCTAACAAGGTAAAGGCAGATATATTCGTATCAATACACTGTAACAGTGCTGAAAACAAATCCGTATACGGCTTTGAAATATACCATACACAAGGCTCGATACAAGGACAAAAATTAGCTGCAGATATTAAGCTGTCAATGAATGAAAATAAAGAGATAATAAGAACAGACCGAGGAATAAAAACAGCTAATTTTACAGTATTGACAGGCACTAATATGCCTGCTGTACTTGTAGAAACAGCCTTTATTTCAAATATTGAAGACAGCAAGATACTAAAGGCTAAGCAGTTAGAGTTTGCAACTGCAATATGTAAAGGAATATGTAGTTATTTTGGAATGAAAATCGCAAAAACAGGTGAAAAAAGCACATCAGGAATGCAAATTTTAAGTAAACCTACAGTTAGCATCGAGCAAATGCAGGAATGGGCAAAATTAAAAAATAATAATAAAGAGTTTATCAGCTTGTCAGAGATGTATTATAAGTTATCTATTGAACGTGGGATAAATCCTGCGGTATCTTATGCACAATTTGCACATGAAACAGGCTTTTTATATAAGGTAAAATCAGCTGCAGGACTTGACGAAACATATCACAATCCTTGCGGATTGAAAGTGCCACAAGGTGGCGGAGATTATGACAAAAACGCACACATGAAGTTTGCCACTTGGCAGGACGGTATATCCGCACATTTAGACCATTTGGCACTGTATGCAGGAGCTAAAGGCTATCCAAGAGAAAACACACTTGATCCAAGACATTTTCCTTATCTTTTTGACAGTGCAACGACAGTCGAGGAGCTTGGCGGAAAATGGGCACCAAGTGCCGAGTATGGGCAAAAATTATTGAAGTATGTAAAAGAAATGGAGAGCATAAAGACAATGGAAAAGACACAAGAAGTAAGCAATTGGGCAAAAGATAGTTGGAATAAAGCAATAGAGCTGAAATTAATAGACGGAACAAGACCGCAAGACACAGTGACACGTCAGGAGTTAGCAGCAGTTGCTGTAAGACTGTACGAGTTACTCAAAAATAAGTAAATTTTTAAATTAAGTGCCAAGGATAAAACTACACCTTGTTGTCACAACGTGTAGTTTTCCTTGATTAAAGCGAAGTGCGTGGCTGCGACCGTCCGTTACCGCTTTGCGGTCGGACCGTCTTGCCACGCAGGCTATACATACTTGAGTAAAATATTAAAATATGGATATAATACTAATAGTTTCTCCTTTTAGAGAAATTTTGTATTATTTATTTACAAATTGGGGGTTTATACCCCCTCTTTTTTTATTGTAATTTCAATGAAAATACATAATAAATAAAATTTTAAAAAAATTAAAAAAACTATTGACAAGCACTCTATAGAGTGCTATAATATACTTGTAAATAAGAAATACAAAAAAAATAAATCAAAAAAGGAGAAAGAAAATGAAAACTTATCAAGATTTAGAAAATTTAATAGCAAGAGTAGAAGAATCAACAGGATTAAACTATGAATTTAATGAAAATGCGGGGCATATTGTATTTTTTAATGAACAAGAATTAGTTGGATTTTACGATCATCAAAAAGAAAACGGAGATGGCAGTGATTACGACAAGATATGCTCAGAAATTGAAGAATATTTCAAAGAACTACTATAACAGAGCAGGGAGCGTTCGCTCCCTCTAAAAAATAAATGTATATAAATAACAAAAAAGGAGAAATTAAAAATGGAAAGACAAATATTCAATGAATTAAATGATTTTGTAAAATCTAACCAAGAAGAATGTTTTTGGAATGGTTTTGTAATAAGAAAAGTAAAAATTTCCGATACAATAATTGGAATTGAGGAAAAAATAAAATGTGGAAAAGACCACATTTATCAGTTATATAGAGTGTATAATGTCGAAACATTAAAAAATTATACAGTAGATCAATTTTGGGTAGCCCCAAATTTTGTAAATGATCTAAATGATGAAATAATGGCAATATATGAAAATCATAAAAGAAATGCAGATGATATAGAGTTTGAAGAAAGTTATAAATATTCAATAGAAATAGAAAAAAAATATATAAAAAATAGCTTTGATAAAGCCTATTTAAGCAGAGATAAGTATAATCGTGATTTTAAAGATGATATTATAAGAAATGTAAAAAAACATCAAGAGTATATTGATTTTTTAACAGATCCAGATAGATATGTTGAAAACTTTATTTCTCAACATATAGGAGCAGATACATTACAACAAATTGCTAAGTTAGATTATGAAATTGCAAATTTTTTTAACATTGCTGTAACAGAAAATCAAGATGAAATTAAAAAAATTAATGAAATATATGAATTACTTGATAATAACAGTCATTTTAAAACATTGACTGTTAAAACAAAAAATGGAATGGAGTATAAATTTCAAGATCATGAATTAATTAAAAAAATAAAATTTGTATTAGCAGTGATAAAGTTTTTTAAAAGGAAATAAGAATATAATTAATTATTGAGCTATTGTAAAAATAAATTTGCAATAGCTTTTTATTTTTGATTTAATATAAAAAATAAGAAAAACTTTGAAAAAAATTTTATAAAATTAGATTTTGATTATTGAGGTGATAATGTTATGGAATTAGTTATTTTAATTGTAGTAGGAAGTGTTATATCTATAATTGTGAACTTATTTTTATTGATTTTTAAGAAAAAATCTATATATTTTAAATATATTTTATTAAGTCTTCTATCTCTAGTAGTAGGTTCTTTTATATTTATGATGATAGCATTACAAGCATTACCTAATGGATAAATGGAGAATAGAGATTATGGAGATGGAACTAAAAAAACTTTGGAGGGAAATATGCTAGAAGAAAAATTATTAAAGAAAATAAAAACTATCAATGAAAATTTTATAAATTTAGGTTTTGATTTAGAAGAAGATTTAATTGAACTTGTAACTCAAAGAGAAGATATTAAAGATAGAATAGAAAATACAAAATATAAAAAGATGACTTTTTCAAAAGATGAAGAAACCAATTCATATATTTTAAATTTGGAAGATTGTCAAATAAGTTTTGATATTATTGAAGGAGAAGATGAAGAAGGACCTTGGTTTGAAGTGGAATGTAATATAATTTTCTTTTAATATTTATGAATTATGCCAGAACACTCGCGACTCTAGCACTCGTAGGGTGTTAGTCGTGAGACCTGTACTCGTTAGGGTATGAATGGCATATTTTTTGTTTACAAAAAATTTGAAATAGTTAAATACATATTGTACAATAAAAATGGTGATAAATAATGTCAAATATTAATTTTGGAAGAGGATATGTGTATTCAATTCAATATCATATAGTGTGGTGTGTAAAATATAGAAGAAAAGTATTAATTGATGATATTGAAAAAACTTTAAAAGAATTATTAATTGAAATTTCTAATGAAAATAATATAAAAATAATAGAAATGGAAACAGATTTAGACCATATTCATATATTAATTGAGTGTAGTCCTCAACATTTCATACCTAATATTTTGAAAATATTCAAAGGAATTTCTGCAAGAAAACTTTTTTTAAAACATCCCGAGATAAAAAATAAGTTATGGAATGGACACTTATGGAACCCTAGTTATTTTGTTGCAACTGTTTCAGAAAATACTGAAGAACAAATAAAAAGATATATCCAAACTCAAAAAGAAAGATGAGAAGGAGGAACTATGGCGAATTATGTATTGACATTAGCTTTAAAAACTGAACTATGGCAAGAACATATTTTAGAAAAGAGACTAAACATAGCCAGAATGATATATAATTCTTGCCTTAGTGAAATTCTTAAAAGACATAGAAAAATGATAAATTCTTCTGAATATAAAGGAATCAGTAATTTAGATAAAAAAGAGCAATCTAAAAGATATAAAGAATTAGATAAAAAATATTTAATATCTAAATTTGAATTAAATAAATATGTAAAACCTATGACACAAAAATTTAAAAAGAATATAGGTTCTCAAATGGGACAAGAATTAGCTGAAAGAGCTTTTGCGACTTATGAAAAATTTAAGTATGGTAAAGCTAAAAAAGTATATTTTAAAAGTTATGAAAATTTCTATTCTGTTAGAGAAAAAGGTAATATTACAGGACTTAGATTTTTTAAAGAAGATTGTTGCATATCTTGGTTAGGCTTAAAGATTCCTGTAATAATAAAAAATAATGATAAATATGCACAAAGTTGTTTTTTAGATAAGTTATTGTATTGTAGACTACTTAAGAGAGTTGTAAATGGAAAAAATAAATATTACGTTCAAATAACTTTTGAGGGAACACCTCCTAAAAAACATAAAGTTGGTGGAGAAAATGAAATTGGAATTGATATAGGAACTTCAACAATAGCAATCGTTAGTGATAATAAAGTAGAATTAAAGATTTTAGCTGAAAATATAGAAATAAATGAAAAAGAAAAAATAAGACTACAAAGAAAACTAGATAGACAGAGAAGAGCAAACAATCCTAATAAATATAACAAAGATGGCACAATTAATATAGAAAATAAAGAAAAATGGAAAAAGAGCAAATCATATGTAAAAACAAAGTTAAAACTTTCAAATTTACAGAGAAAAATCGCAGAGAAAAGAAAGCAATCTCATAATATTTTAGCGAATAGTATACTAGAAATTGGAACAATAGTAAAAGTTGAAAATATGAATTTTAAAGCTTTACAGAGAAGAAGCAAGAAAACTGAAATATCTGAAAAAACTGGAAAATTTAAAAAGAAAAAGAGATTTGGAAAATCTTTATCAAATAGAGCACCTGCATTATTAATTGAAACAATAAATAGAAAATTAGAATATATTGGAAAAAATATAATAAAAATTGATACTTTTAAAGTAAAAGCTAGTCAACTAAATCATAGTACAAATGAATATGAAAAGAAAAGTCTATCAAAAAGATGGGTAGAAATATTAGGAAATAAAATACAAAGAGATTTGTATTCTGCATTTTTAATAAAGAATGTAAAAGAAAATTTAGAAGAAGTAAATATAGAAAAAGCACAAAAAGAATTTAAAAATTTTGTTAAATTGCATAAAGAAGAAATTGAAAGAATAAAAAAAGGAAATGTAAAAACATTAAAATGTATGGGATTTTAAAATAAAAACTGGTTTTGAACCGAGCCAACAGGACGTAAATATTCTCAATGGAGAGTTTGTCCATTAAAGTTTTAAGGAAATTAGCTAGTATTTGAATATTAGATATTCAAAAGAAACCAAATAGTACTTAAGAACCTTGCGACTCTAGCACTCGTAGGGTGTTAGTCGTGAGAGGTTCAGGTGGGAGATGCTCTGGCAGGTACCTCCTGCTTTTTTTAATAAAAAAAATTTAGTGGAAATATATTGTAATAATTGATATAATCTATTTTGTATGGATTAGGAGAGAATATGGAAAAGAAATTTAGAGGGGAAATCCCATTTTGGCTAAAAAATAAAAAGAATAGCATAGTCTATGTCTGTTCATCTAATAGAAATATAGATGATTATTTTTTTGTGCTAAAAGATTTCTATAAAGGAAGAATTCTCAGAATAAAAAAAGAAAATGAAAATGGAGAACTAAAGAAATATAATTATGATCTATTAGAACTTCTAAAATCAGATGAAAAATTTATAATCTTAATCTCTTTAGAATATTTCTTAGAAGATTATTATTCTAAGGCTAACAGTATTTTTATTGAAAAAGGAAAAGAAGTAGATATAAAAGCCTTAGAAGAAAAATTAATTGAAGCTGAATTTGAAAAAACATATATGCTTACTCAAAGAAAAGAATATTCAATAAGAGGAGATATCTTAGATATTTTTAATATCAATCAAGAAAATCCTGTGAGAATAGAATTTTTTGGAAATGAAGTTGATAGAATAACATATTTTGATTTAAATTCTCAATTAAGTATACAAAAGTTAAATAGTATAGAATTGTACATAGACAATAATAAAGATAAAAAAGATTTCTTCTCTCTTATGTATACAATCAAAAATAAAGTGGAATATTACTATGAAAATAATGATATTTTACAAGCGAAAGTTAAAAGACTTATAGGTGAAAATTCAGATAGAGAAAATGACATAATAAACAAAATAACAGAACTCTCTAAAATAGGAAAGCAGACAGAAATACAAAAATTTACAGAAGAAGAATTAAAGCAGTTTGAAGTTATAGACAGAATAAAAAAATTATCTGAAAACACAAATATAGTAATTTACTCAGAGGAAGCCACAAGATACAAAGAAATATTTAAGGGCTATGATATTAAATTTGAAAAGTATCCACTTTTTGAAGGTTATAGAATAGAGGATAAGCTAATACTGACAGATAGAGAAATAAAAGGTATTAGAGTAAAAAGAGAAAGAGTTGAAAAGAAGGCTCTAAGGTATAAGACTGTCGATGAAATAGCAGAACAAGATTATGTTATACATGAAAATTTTGGTGTAGGAATATTCTTAGGTTTAGAAAATATTGATGGACAGGATTATTTAAAAATAAAGTATGCTGATGAAGACAAGTTGTATGTTCCTCTTGATGGTATAAATAAGATAGAGAAGTATATTAATATTTCTGATGTTATACCTGAAATATATAAACTTGGAAGAAAAGGTTTTAGAAGAAAGAAAGCCAGACTAAGTGAAGATATAGAAATCTTTGCTAAGGAAATAATAAAAATTCAAGCTAAAAGAAATTTGGCAAATGGATTTAAGTTTTCAAAAGACACTGTTATGCAGGAAGAATTCGAAGAAGCTTTTCCATTTACTGAAACTTCAGGTCAATTAAAGGCAATTGAAGATGTTAAAAGAGATATGGAGTCAGGCAAAGTTATGGATAGACTTGTCTGTGGAGATGTTGGTTATGGTAAGACAGAGGTTGCAATAAGGGCAGCTTTTAAAGCTATAATGGATGGAAAACAAGTTGTACTTTTAGTTCCTACTACTGTTCTAGCTGAGCAACATTATGAAAGATTTAGCGAAAGATTCAAAAATTATCCTATAAATATAGAGATTTTAAGTAGAGTTCAAACAAAAAAAGAGCAGGAAGAAAGTCTTAAAAAGATAGAAAATGCCTCAGCTGATTTAATAATAGGAACTCATAGATTGTTGTCAGATGATATAAAATATAAAGACATAGGGCTTCTTATAATAGATGAGGAGCAAAAGTTTGGAGTTAAGGCAAAAGAGAAATTAAAAAAACTCAAAGGTAATATAGATATCCTAACTTTAACGGCAACTCCTATTCCTAGAACTTTGAATTTATCACTATTAGGAATTAGAGATTTATCTGTTATAGATACTTCTCCAGAAGGAAGACAAAAAATTCAAACAGAGTATATAGACAATAATAAAGATTTAATTAGAGATATTATACTTACTGAAGTTTCTAGAGAAGGACAGGTTTTCTATATCTTTAACTCAGTAAAAAGAATTGAGATGAAGTCAAAGGAACTTAGAGAACTTTTACCTGAATATATAAAAGTAGACTATATTCATGGTCAAATGCTTGCAAGAGATATAAAGAGAGCTATACATAATTTTGAAAATGGAAACACAGATGTTTTAATCGCAACAACAATTATAGAAAATGGTATCGATATTGAAAATGCTAATACTATGATAATCGAAGGAGTTGAAAAGTTAGGACTATCCCAAGTTTATCAACTTAGAGGAAGAATAGGTAGAAGCAATAAGAAAAGTTATTGTTACATGCTTATGAACGAAAATAAAACTAGAAATGCACAGAAAAGAGAAGAAAGTATTAGAGAATTTGACAATCTAACAGGTATAGATCTTTCAATGGAGGACTCTAAAATTAGAGGAGTTGGAGAAATCTTAGGTGAAAAACAACATGGAGCTGTTGAAACCTTTGGTTATAATCTATATATGAAAATGTTGAATGAAGAAATATTAAAATTAAAAGGTGAAAATGAAGAAGAATTAGAAGATGTTAACATAGAGCTTAATTTCCCAAGATTTTTACCTGATAATTATATAGAAAAAAATGAAAAAATAAAGATTTACAAAAGAGCTTTAGCTTTAAAAACTTTTGAAGAATTAGAAGAATTACATAAGGAATTGGAAGACAGATTTGGAAGATTAAAATCTGAAGCAAAGGGATTCTTTGAATTCTTGAAAATCAGAATAAGAGCTAGAGAACTAGGTATTGTAAGTATAAAAGAAGATAAAGAAAAAAGACTTTTAATTAATTTTAATGAAGAAAAAATAAATGTTGATAAAATTATTTATCTATTAGCTAATAAGAAAATAAGCTATTTAAAATTTACTCAAACTATAGGTTTTGAAGGAGATATTTTTGAGTT